GTTTGTCAATAGTTTTTTAAAAATAATTTTAGAATTTCTAAAAAATTTGCGTCTAAAATTTCTTTTTCTTTAAGATAATTATAATAAAATTTTATAAAGAAAGCAAATTTTTGCGTCTAAAGGCAGTGATTTAGACGACTGTCGTCTAAAGTTTATTGGTTTAAATTTAGACGCAATTTTAGTTTAAAAAATAAACCGTACTATATAGTACGGTTTATTTTATTTATTCAACTCATATTTTTTTTAATATAATTGAATTGTCTTTTTTATCTATATAAAATTCAAAAGGTTGCCCCTCTTTTATATTCAATTCTCGGAGTATGTTACGAGGAATTACAATTCTATTCAAATCATCAATCCTTCTAATAATGCCCGTTGTTATCATCTTTTTCTCCTTTTTAATAAATATTCCATATGATAATCAATCCTAAAGTTAAAGCCGTAAAACAAATATCTTTTACAAGATAAGATTTAGGCACTTTTTGAAAAACATCTTTTATTAC